AACTTTTATTTGGCACAACGGCAAGCCTCAAGCAATGCGCTCTTACAATGATGATTTGGTTATGTCCCTCGCAATAGCATGTTGGGTACGAGACACGGCACTATCAGAAAACGAAAGAGACATGGCTTACAAGAGAGCGATGCTAGGTGGTTTGATGAAGTCTACAACGACTATGAATACTCAAATCAAAGGCCAAAAGATTTACAAAGAAACGTTCGAGCAAAAATACGAGGGGGAGATAAAAAAAGCAAAAGAATTTTTGTGGATATACAAAGGATAGAAAATGGCTCGCAACGATAGAAACCCAAACAATAATCAAAATGATTTATTTAAATCTTTAACAAGAATATTCTCTGGGCCTATGACCCAAAGAAGAACACAGTCTGGTAGACAATTAAGACGACGACACCTAGACATGTATGCAAAGAGATTTAAATCCGCTTCTGGCCAACAGTTCAAGAAGAGCGAATACAATCCAATGAACATTACATCACTCAACATGATCTCTAATAGAAATCGCTCTGAGAGATATATTGACTTTGACCAAATGGAATTCACACCAGAGATTGCATCTTCCCTTGATATCTATGCAGACGAGATGACAACTCACTCAGCTCTAAATCCAATGTTGCACATCAAATGCCCGAATGATGAAATTAAATATGTTCTACATTCTTTATATTATAGTGTGATGAATATAGAACACAACCTCTTTGGTTGGGCCCGTACCATGTGTAAATATGGAGACATGTTCCTATATTTAGATCTTGACGAAGAGAAGGGTTTGCAAAACTGTATTGGTCTTCCTCCACAAGAAGTTGAGAGATTAGAGGGTGAAGACCCAAGCAATCCAAATTATGTTCAGTTCCAATGGAACTCTGCAGGATTAACTTTGGAGAATTGGCAAATGGCTCACTTTAGAGTTCTTGGAAACGACAAGCATGCACCATATGGAACTTCCGTTTTAGAGCCCTCTAGACGCATCTGGAGACAACTTACACTTCTAGAAGACGCAATGATGGCCTATCGTATTACTCGATCACCAGAGCGTCGTGTATTTAAGATTGACGTTGGCGGAATCGCACCTCAAGACGTTGAGCAATACATGCAAAAAGTTATGACGCAAATGAAACGACACCAAGTTGTAGACCCTACTAGTGGTCGTGTAGACTTGCGTTATAATCCACTATCAATTGAGGAAGACTATTTTGTACCTATCAGGGGTGGTCAGTCTTCTACGGAAATCACAAACCTACCCGGTGGTGCATTCACGGCACAGATCGAAGACGTTAAGTATCTTCGAGACAAATTGTTCTCAGCATTGAAAGTTCCACAATCATACCTGTCAATGGGAGAAGGAGCAACTGAAGACAAGACAACCTTGGCTCAAAAAGACATCAGATTCGCAAGAACAATCCAAAGACTCCAGAGAGTTTTAATTTCTGAGTTAGAAAAGATTGGAATTGTTCACCTATACACACTTGGTTATCGCGGTGATGACTTGCTTAACTTTAAACTAAGCCTCAACAACCCATCAAAGATTGCAGAGATGCAAGAGTTAGAACACTGGAAGACTAAGTTTGATATTGCTGGAGCAGCAACAGAGGGGTATTTCTCTCGTCGTTGGGTCTCAGAAAACCTACTTGGATTATCACAAGATGAATACTTAAGAATGCAAAGAGAAATGTATACCGATAAGAAGTTCATGGCATCACTAGAAGCTGCGGCAGAACCAGCTGAAGATGGTGGTGGAGATCTAGGTGGAGGTGATCTAGGCGGAGACTTAGGTGGAGATGACCTTGGGGGAGACTTAGGTGATGACTTAGGTGGAGACTTAGGTGGAGACTTAGGTGGTGACACAGGTGACGACACAGGTGGAGGAGGAGATGATGCTGACTTACTAGCTGAACCTCCTGCAAAACGTGACGATGATGCAAAACCTCGAGGTCCATACAAGAGGCACAAAATTTCTTATCGCAAAGGCGGATTTTCAAAACAAATGAAAAACCAAGCATTCAGTGGAGAAGTCCGTGGTTCTACAGCTAGAACAACTTTTCCGGGCAAGGTTGGCTTTGGGGGTCTAGACTCTTTAGCTAGAGGAATTTACGAACACAACGAAAACGAAGAAGATAAACTATTTAGCATTGACGCATCGATCAAGAATCTAATTGAGTCACTTAACAAAAAGGAAAATCCAAATGAAACTTAACAAACAAACACTTAAACGAATTATTAAAGAAGAGCTCGAAGCGGTCATGAATGAGACGATGACTGTACCTCCAATTGGTGGAAGCATAACACCAGAGCAACAGCAGAAAATTGACGCACTAATCAGATCTGGAAATCCAGAGGACGTGAATTTTGCTAAATCATTGGTGGATGCGCTTGGTGGAAACCCAGAATATGTTGAAAGAATTTTGGCTATAGATTACGAAGGAATTACATCAATGGCCCACCAACAAAGAGATGTTATTGATTCTTTTCCCGACCCTAAGGATGCAACCGATCAAGATCATAGAGATTTCTACAATGCGACATCAAACTTCGATGGAGATGCTCGTCAAAAAATAGCAGACAAATACTCTGACACACCAGAGAGTGCAAGCCGTGCCGGGCGCATGTATCACAACGCTATAAACTCTAGGATTCGCGAATGAAACTTAACAAAGAAACACTTAAGCGAATCATTAAAGAAGAATTTGATAGACTAAGTGAGGGTATGTTTTCCCCAACTGAAATTTACATGGACTTCCAAAGACAAGGTGGTCGCGACTACTGGCTCTCTAAGGCACACGGAATGAACATGAAGTATTCAGATTTTATGCATGCCGACCAAGCACTCAAGGCCTACATTGATGAGGTTGACCCATCGTTAAAAGCAATGCCCCAAAATATATGGAGTCAAATAGCAAAACTAATCCAAGATACCGTTTAACACAGAGGAAATAAACATGAAACATAATAAGAAAAGAAATACCGCTTTTCTTTACGAATGTCTAATTCGTGAATTAACAAAAGCAATACTAAAAGAAGACAAGCAAAAACAAACAAAAGTCAAGGGTCTTTTGCGAGAGTTTTTCTCAAAAGGAAAGCCTCTTTCAAAAGAGTTGGATCTATACAAGTCTTTGCTAGAAAGCAAGACCCTCAAACAAGATTTCTCAAAGAGACTAATGGTTGAGACAAAAAAAGACTTTGATGACCTAAACAGGAAAACAGTATTCAATGAGCAGACTTCATTGATAAACAAGATCAACAAGGCACTTGGAAACAAGTCATTTTCCAACTTTGTTCCAAATTATAAAGACATTGCCACAATCGGACTTTATTTCCAAAACTCCAACCTCGGAGCAAAAAAGAGAATAATGCTTGAAGATAAAGTAGTGAACTATCTCACTAGATTAGACGAAAGCCAAACAGAGATGAAAGCTGTCGATCAATTAGAGTTTAAAATGTTTGTCAAGAGATTTAATGAAACATATGAGCACTCTCTACTCAGAGAGCAAAAAGAATTGTTAAGTAACTTCATTGTGTCGTTTTCCGATAATGGACTTGGTTTAAAGTCTTATCTGAATGATGAGATTGGAAGACTAAAAGAAGCGGTTGCTGTCGAAATAGTAGAGGGAGACTCTTCACCTTTAAGTGAAAATTTTAAGAAAGTCAAGGCAAAGCTAGACAGTTATGCAAGAGCCCCTTTAAGTCACCAAATTGTAGAAGAGATTTTTTATATTCAAGATCTATTAGTGGAGGTAAAGAGAAATGTCAATTAGTATCAACATAGCAGACTCACCAACACCGGAAGCTCCACAAGAGCCAGATGGAATCAAGATCGAAATCATAGAAAAGGACGAAGTCAATTTTAAGCTCATGTCGCGCTCAGCAGTGAATGGAGACATAATGATATTAGACCATAAAGATATTGACATAGTAATCAAACAAGAGCAAGGAAAGATTTTAACATTTGCCAAGGAGACTTTGTCTGATTTTACATATGGTGCAGAAGCAAGGCTTTTGGAATTCATGAGAAGAAAAGGTCTTCTAGAGTATGACTCAATCCAAGGTGGAAACATCTATGGATCTTTAGAAGGGAAACTGATGACTTCCACCGATGTAGATGTTAACAAGATTGCACTTAAAGTAATCTCAGAATGGATGAATACAGAAGAATCTTACATCAACGGCACAACTGCATATGATGACATTTCTGATGATCACTTGATATCACCCGATGGAGAATACTCAACAGAGCTTGGCGAGGTTCCACAAGAACAAGAGAAAGGCTCAATAAGACAGGGAAGCGGATTTGCTCCATACGTGTATGGGAGATATACATACTAATGAATCAAAAACTTATAATGGAAAGCTGGAGACGCTTCCTTAAAGAGCAAGATAAGAGAGGTAAACGCTTAGATTCAAAAGATGTTTGTCTAGCTTCTTATATCACGCCTGGTTCTGATGCTACGTTTATTTTATATCGACGTGGCGAAGGAGAGACGATTGAGGACCAATTTGACAACTTGTCTATTATTGGATCAATGTGGGTAGAAAGCCTCAAAGAAGAAGGTCCGTGCCTTTCCGGAGATGGACGTGGCCCAGCGTGGCACGTAAAAGCAGTACATACTGCTCAATCACATAGAAGAGTTGGATATTCAGATGAGCTATATGGTTTTGCGTTTTTAATAGCAAAACAAAATAATGCGGCTTTGACTTCTGATAAACACGCAGGAACAAAACCAAAGGCTAAACAAAAGTGGAAAAGCTTTGAAAAGAACACTTCAACATACGAAAAAGCTACTACAGATGAGCCTTACGACTCTACTGAGTTTGACTATGATGGTTCAACTCCAGATCCGAAAGACGATTGCGCCACCATAATTGTCGGAGATGATCCGGACAATGGCTCTAATCATGCCTTTGTCCACAAGAACCCAGAGGTCTATGAGAAGCTGATGCTTTTTTATGAAGAGAATCATCAGCAGTTTTTAAGTGAATTATTACCAACTGAATGGGTTACTGAGCGAGAGTTCACCGTTGAATTAGCGGAAAAGGAAGACGACAGTTTCAACAATGCATTTCCAGAGGAAAAATAATGAACCAAAAACTTATAATGGAAGGATGGCGAAGATTTCTTCTGAATGAAAACATTGAGCCCGGAGATATATGTCTTTATCATCATGGTGCAGGTAAGCCTAACCAGAGAATCATCCTATACAAGCCTGTTGAGGAGTCGCAAATCAAAAGCAGATTGTTCTTAGACACTATTATAGTTGGCGCGATTTTATTTCAGAATACTAATAACGTAGTGAGGGAGCCGTGTATTCCGGAAACATTCCAAGTTAGCACCATCTTTACGCACAAGGATTATGAAGGTCAAGGACTTCAAAAATTAATGATGGATTGTGCTTTCTATGTTTTAGGGAAAGAAGGGAAGGGTCTAACATCGGACCAACAAACGGGTACAAAACATAAAGCCGCTCGTGCATGGGACAAGATTGAAAAGTCCTCGGAATATAAGAAAAGAGAGACCGATGATGGCAACAGCGAGTTTGATTATACGGATCA